GCTACAATCTACTCCCAACAACAATGGGATGTCTTAAATGCTATTCAAATTCAACCAACAGCAATTCCCCAATTTATATTTCCACTAAACATAGCTAACATATCACTTTTTTCATAATATCTCAGGCGCTTTGGATACATACTTATATGCTTCAAGTCATCATTTAACTATTGGAACGGCTACTGCTTCTAAAGAAGTTATTATCCATACTGGCGGATTGATGGCAGCCAATGAAATAGCAAGATTTGCGTCTACAGGATTGACTCTATATACAGGAATGAAATTAACTACTCCTCTATTCAAGATGACTACTGGAGCTGCTGCTGGTGCAGTATTAGTTTCTGATGTAAATGGTGATGCTACATGGAAACCATTAAATGATAGTATGTATCGTCAAGCCATAATAAATGGAAACTTTGATGTATGGCAGAGAGGAACAAGTGCTACTGCAACAGCAGCAGCAGGGTTGTTTTTAGCAGACAGATGGAGAGAATCTACTATTGTAGACGGTGGAACAAATCCAACATTAACTAGAAGCAGAGGAATATTGAATCCTGGTGAATTATTTGGTTCTTATTATTATTCTAGATTAACAACTAATGGTGCTGGATCATCTTATGGTGTAAATTCTAGGTATTACTATCTAAACCCAATAGAACATGGTAATAGATTTTTATGCGGAGATGGTAAAAAAGTGACTGTTTCTTTTTGGGCTAGAAGTTCTATTGCAAATAAAAAATTAGGTTTAGGACTATACCAAGCCTATGGCAGTGGTGGTAGTCCATCAGCTGGAGAGAATATAAATGGTACTAATTGGACACTAACTTCTAATTGGGTAAAATATACTCATACATTTACTACAAATACATTATCAGGAAAAACTTTTGGTACAGACAACAATGATGTTCTATCGGTTGCTTTTCAATATATTTGGGGTTCATCCCAAGCATCACTTGTAGGAGCAGGAACTACCGCCGAAACATTTGTAGGAGCAGGAACTATAGACATCGCTCAGGTTCAACTCTGTGCTGGTGATGTAGCTCTACCATTTATGCCTAAGAGTGTGGTAGAGGAGTTAAGTATGTGCCAGAGATATTATGAAAAAAGTGATATGTTAGCTATGTTTAGTGGAAATGTTACATCTGGACAAAATTATTATTTTTCTGTTCCGTATAAAGTAACAAAAAGAATTTCAGTTACTCCAACATTAACAACTGGTGGAAATTCTAGTTTTCCAGCTACTAATAGTGTCAGTTTTAATAATGGAATTGGAGGATTTGTATCACAAAGAACAGCTAATGGAACTGGAACAGGTTATTTTTGGGATACTTGGACAGCTGATGCTGAATTATAAATAACTAACCTCAATACAATGAGTAAAATAATAAAAAAATTGGTTAACGGTGTTATAATAATCCAATGAAGAAAATATCAATAGAACTTCTCCAAAAAATAGCTAATTATTTAGCAAATAGACCATATATAGAGACTTTTGAGTTGATTAACGAAATACAGAGACTTGAAGATGTTGTAGAGGTAAAAGAAACTGACTCTGAAAAACCAAAGAAATCTTAATAATGTTATAATTAAACATAGGTTATATATACCCCACCGTGTGTGGGGTTTTTTAATAAAATGAGACTATCTTATACAGACATTAAAAATCAATTTCTTAGAAATGTTGGACAAGCAGGATCAAATGATGTTAATCTTTTAGCTGATTTCAACACAAGTCTTAACCAAAGATACCAAATGATTTGGTCAAAGATGAAAGGTTATTATTCTCAAATGCCAAAGGCTATGGCAACTGTGGCTAATCAACAGTACTACCCATACCCAAATGGTAGCTCGAGAATAGAAAACGCAGTGATAATCATTGGTTCAGTACAGTATCCAGTAGCTACAATCTACTCCCAACAACAATGGGATGTCTTAAATGCTATTCAAATTCAACCAACAGCAATTCCCCAATTTATATTTCCACGACGTGATGACTTTGGTATATGGCCAATCCCTCGAGATGTTTATACTATGAATCTAAATCGTCATATTAGAATGAGAAATTTAGTTAATGAAGACTATACTTCAGGGACAGTTACTGTAACGGTCAATGATGCTACTATCACTGGACTAGGAACAACTTTTACTAAAACAATGGAAGGTAGATGGTTTGTTATTACTTCAGATGCTGATGGTTATGGATATTGGTACAGAATAAATACTTTTACTTCTGTAACTGTATTAGAGTTAGATAAAGTCTGGGAAGGTGCTACTGCTGGCACATTAAACTATAGAATTTGTGATTCTCCAGAACTCCCCGAAGAAGGACATATTATCCTTGTTGATGGAGTCACCGCTGATTACTACAAGGGCGCCAGAGTTGATGCTGATAAATCAGCAGTATTTGAAAATTCATTCTGGACAGGTGATCAAAAGAATTACCTTCGTGATATGAATAGTAAAAACATAGTTGGTGGATTGATAGCTTTATATCAAACTTACCAAACTAGAGATGACAGACATTTAATAACTAGAAAACCAAAAACTCTACCTCCTCAATATAAGGTGTGGGGGCAAAGTATTACCTAAAATATGGCAAAAACAGTAAGATCACAAAATCGTTTTGTTAATGGAATCTCTGATTTTCTTAAAGAAGGTCAAGAACAATCCTATGCTTTTTCTCGTGCTATTGATACTTCAAACCCAAGAGAAATAAAACTCCAACCAAAAGCTATTAAAGAATCAGGATCAGTCATAGTTGATTTGCCATTATGGGGTGAACAAACACGAACTGGTGTAACTTATGTTATCGGTGATTCTGGAACATTTTATAGCCGTTCAATTACTGGATCATGGACGGCTTTAAGAACAATAACAGGTTCTCATGGAAATGGTTTATCATACTTTGCTGAAGATGATTATGTTTATTATACTGGAGATAAAGTAATAGGTAGATATGGTCCACTTTCAAGTACTACTCCACAATTTGCTGATGACTTTTTAGGTGCTCAAGGAGGTGTACGTTTAAATACTTATTCATTAGTTTTAAATGGTTCTACTCAATATGGAAGTAAAACTGATACCGCCAGCCTCTCTATAACAGGTGATTTAAGTATAGAGGCTTATATTAAGCCTGCATCATTACCTGCCACTGGTGCAAGTCAAACTATATTAGGAAAGTGGGATGAAAGTGGTGCTACACGTTCTTACAAATTTGATATAGCTGGAGTATCAGCTTCTTTTGGAAGTGGCTCCGACGGTGCTTTAATTATAAGTGCTGATACTACAGAAGCACCTATTGATTCTGCTTGTACTGGAACAATATCTACAAACTCATTGTCAGCAACAAATGCTTCATTTACTACTGGCCAAATAATTTTAATTCACCAAACCCAAGGGACTGGCGCTGGACTTTACGAAAGAAATGAAATAGCTTCGTACACAGCTGGAACTATTACTCTGGTAAACTCATTATCGAGAACATTTACTGCTGGAGCCCAAGTCAGAGTCTTAAAACAATATACAAACGTAACTATCAATTCAGGTAAAACCTACACAGCTAAAGCATGGAACGGAACCGTTGGAGGTATATTAGCATTTTTGTGTAATGGAACTTTAACCGTTACTGGAAGTATTTATGGAACTGGTTGTGGTTTTAGAGGTCCAAGTGGTGATGCTGGAATAGATAAATATCCTGCCTTGTCTGGAGAAGGTACTTCGGGAGTTAGTGTTAGACAAACCGCTGCTAATGGAAATGCTGGAGGCGGTGGAGGTGGTATTGGAGCCTTAGATGCACAAGGTGGCGGCGGTGGTGGAAGCAATGGAACACAGGGTACAAGTGGAACAATGGGTCAAGGGGACACTCCTGGTTCACCAGGAAGCACATCTGGAAATAGTCAATTAACAACACTGACTTTTGGAGGAGCTGGTGGTGCAGGTGCACGAGGTCAAAGAGATACAGCTGGTGGTGCTGGCGGTAATGGTGGTGCAATAATTTTTATATATGCTAGCAATATAGCAACAATAACAGGTAGCGTCGTTTCTGGAGGCGCTAATGGATTACAACAAGTTAATACAGCCAACGATTCAGGTGCTGGTGGTGCAGGTGCCGGTGGGTCTATTTTGATAAAAACAATAACAGCTGATATTGGAACCCTTAAAATAACCACTCCAGGTGGTACTGGAGGTGCTGCCAGTGGTAGTGCAGGTGCTGGTGGTAATGGTGGAGCTGGTCGTATCCACGTTGACTATTATACTTCTGTTACAGGTACAACTACCCCAACTCTTGATTCTACTCAAGATAATTCTTTATCAACAAACACTACTTATCAATTAAGACTGTCTGTTTCAACTGATGGAACTGCCTTAGAAACTCTCGCACGAACTTGTGATTTAACTATAGATACATGGAAGCATGTGGCTGTTACTTGGGATGCTTCAGAAAAATTAGCAACATTCTATCTGAATGGTAATTCACTAGGAACTTCTACTGGTGCTTTGACTGCAATATCTGATAATGCTTCTGCATTATATTTAGGAGCTCATAAAGGTGCTAGTGCTGTTGAAAAATTCTTTAACGGAAAAACTGATGAAGTTAGACTCTGGAAAGATATTAGAACTGCCGATGAAATAATAACTTATATGGACAAACAAATTGCAGCTAATAGTGTTGATTTAGTTGCCTATTATCAATGTAATAATGATGCAACCGATGCAACTGCTAATGCTAATAATTTGACTTTAACTGGTAGTCCAACTTATACAGATGATACACCATTTTTATCTCCTACAACCAGAAATGATATAGATTTAACTCAATCAGGAACTGGACAGACTTATACTCTAACAGCTGCCATTTCTGAAGCAGCATCTGATACAATAAAATTTACCCCTATCAAAGACCCTCAAAAATCAGTTAGTTTTAATGTAGCTACTATTGACACTGGAGACTGGACACTTACTGTCCATGATTCAAACAATGTCTTAGTAGTATCAAAAACAGTTGGTATTCAATACCTACATACTGGAATATTAGAATTTATTTTTGATACACCTTGGAGGCCATTTGTTAATGCAGAATATCATATGCATTTAACATCTACTCAGCATACTGGAACAATAGTTACAGGAAGTGCTGGTAATTTTTCTACTGCTGCTTATACAACTTATTTTCAATTTTTAGTTGATGATACGGCTTTCCACCCTATAGCTAAAATGTTGCAATTCTTAGTATTTGGAAATGAGAGATATGTTGGGAAATATGAAGCAACTATATATGATCCTAATTATTTAACCTTACCTGCTGGATGGAGAGTCAGATGTTTTGGTTATTGGAGAGAATACTTAGCCATAGGTTGTATGAAAGGTAATAACATTCCTGACTATGATAGTGGTAGAGTATATTTTTGGGATGGAATTTCAACAACATATAACTTCTACATTGATGTACCAGAAGGTGGTGTTAACACTGTTTTTGGAAGCAGGGGTAAATTATATGTGTGGGCTGGATATCAAGGTGATATGTTAATTTATACAGGTGGTGATAGCGCTGATAAGGTAAAACGTATCCCAAATTGGACGCCAGATACTTATATTGAAATATTACCAGGTGCAGTTACTATGTGGAAAGGTGTACTAAATTTCGGTGTTGGTAGATCAAATTCAACAGTATTCCAAAGAGGTGTTTATTCTTATGGCGCTCTCAATGTTAGATATAACGATTCTATGAGTTTTGACTATGTTAATTCTGGTGGAACATATGATAGTGATGTCACTATTGGTATGGTTATGACTGTTAATCAAAAACTACTTATTGGTTATCAAGACGGTATTTCATATGGTGTTGATTATGTAGATTCTAGCAACATTCCGTCACGCGAGGGTACAATAGAGGGTATTGTTCAAGATGATGGACTTACTTGGAAAACCAAAGAAGCCCTAACAGCTGTGGCTACTTTCTTACCATTAAGAACTGGGGAAAGCGTTGTTGTTAAATACAAACTGGATAGAGATGAAAATTGGAATACCTCGTCTGTTATTAGTACTGTTGGTGATACTCAAGCTAGAGTAATAATTTCTCCAACGGTGTCTGCGAGGTGTAAAGAATACCAATGGGCGGTAGATATGTATGCAACAGGTACAACATCACCTAGGTTGATAAACGTAGGTATAGAGGTTGATACTTTAGATTCTGAAAAAACATTTAGTGAATAACTATGAAAAATGATTTAATTGATATTAACGAAAAACTTCAAGATGCTATCTCTGATATTGAAGAATTAAAAACACGTCGTGTTAGTCAATCTAGTATTCCTCCTCAAACTATCAAGAGTAGACACTTAGAGGAAGGAATAACTTTAAATTATCCGTCAATTATTGGATTAACTGCATATGCCAACAACGCTGCTGCTATAGCAGGAGGGTTAAGTATTGGTCAACTATACAGAATTGGTGACACTGTTGGTATTGTTCATTAAATGTTATAATTAATCATTAGGTTATATAAACCCGCCATTGAGCGGGTATTTTTTATGATTAATAAAAAACCAATTACAGGAGGAATAAACAATGGCTGATACTCCAGATTTAAACCAAATAACAAATTTAACTACCACCCAAAGAGCTAATACTCAAAATCTATTAGGTACTCAGAATACTGCAATTTCTGATTATATGAATAGATACACCAACGCTATTAAAGGCCAAGAAACTATGGGTGCTATGGCTAATAGAATTGGTAAAGAATTAAATTTACCAACACTTAAAGAAAATGCTTACAATATAAATAAGACTGTTAATGAATTACCTGCAACTTACAACGCTGCTACTAGAGGATTTGATGTAAATTCAAACCAATTAAGTAGAATTATTGGTCAAAAGACTTCAGAACTTACTCCAGCACTAAACACTGCTAACAATGCTCTTAGTAATGCCCAATCATCACTTGATACCCAGATGGGATATGGTGTTGCTGATCAAAACAAAGAATTGCTTCCATATGCTACTGAAAAAGATTTATTGTCCGATAGAATGGCTAGAGAGACAAGTTTATACTCAACTGATAATCAAAACGAACTCAATGGATTAATTCAAAAGATTCAATCTGGAATAACTCTTAGTGAGGGTGAAAAAGCTAGAGCTAATCAGTTAGCTATTGCTGAAGCTGGATACAAGAATGTATTAGAAAAAGCAAGAATTGAAGCTCCATCATCATATTCTCCTTATGCGTCCCAAACTGATGGTTATAACTTTACTACATAATTAAATGGGTGGCAGAAACTATGATGAGATATCAAAAGAGTATTTAGGTAAACCGTATCCGATAACTCAGATGCCTGGCCCTGCTGCACCTGAAGTTAGAAAATGGTACAAAACTCATCCTGGAATTGATTATGGCGTCCCAGAAGGTACTCCTATTATTGCCCCTGCAGATTTAGATATTCTCGGAACTACTAGTAATGACATCTATGGAAACAGGATAGCTGTCAAAGACCCTTATACTGGTGAGACCATGACATTCTCCCATTTAAAGGATTTACCTACCGTTAGTGGTAGAATTAAAGCAGGAGAATTACTTGGTTATACAGGTAATACTGGTAGAAGTACTGGACCACACTTAGATGTGGAAATTAAAAATTTAAGTTCAAACTTCAATAATATGGTCACAAATAATAATCAAACAAGTTCTGGTTCTGGTGGACTTCAAATTAATTATGACGAAATAAATAGATTTCGTAATGACATGATTAAAAAGGGTGGTAAACCAGAAGAAATAGATAACTTTTTGGGTAAGAAAATTAGTGAAATACAGAAGAGACAAGCAGAAATGCAAGACTACACAAATAAGGCTATTATCACTAAAGAAGTCGCTGGTGACTATAAAGACCCTGCGGTTAAGTTAGTTCAACCACCTTCTACAACACCTACAGTACCTTCTACAACTACTACTTTGCCAGATATTCCACAGACTGGATCAGACCCTAATGAGACAATGTTGAAATATAATTATCAAAATGCTATGAATAGCGGTGATTTAACAACTGCTAATAAAATAAATGATGCTTACAAGTCACAATACGGCACAGGTATAAATGAAGAGAGAAAATTAAATGCTTCAGAACAAAAAAAGAAAGATGCTAATGACCTCAAAGAAAGAATGGCAAATACTGCTGACTCTATAGTTTCTTTGATAGATAATTATCAATTAGGTAAAATAGATAAAAAATCGTATGAACAAGCATTAAATCAATTGAGTTCAACTTATATAGTTGATGCTAAAAATGCTGCTGGAATGGGAGGTTCTCTTACTGGTATTGAATTAGGAATTATGGCAGGAGGTAGTCCAAGACAAGAACTAAGAGGTCCAAATATAATTGATAAAATGACAGGTAAAATACCTGCACAAACTGGAAAAGTTCTTGATAAACCAGAATTACTAAGAAGTAAAATGGTTATGGCTGCTGAAGGGTTAAGAGGTAAAAAAATAGACCCTATTGAGTTGTCGAAAACATCTAGTCCTTCTTCTAATAATAAAAGTAATATTATTAAAAATGCAGGTAATGATATAAAAGGTATTTTAAATGGCGTATTAAATCTACCTAAAAATGTAAGTGATTGGACAATTAAAGAAGTACAAGATGGAAAGGTTGTTACCCCACAAACCATTGTTCAATATTTTGGAACCGAAGCATTAAAAGGACAAATTAAAAGTTGGAATGAAGACTTTGGTAGACCATTAGAAGGTGGAGATGTTTTAGGAAGAATGGGAGAAAACTTTTGGAATAGACCAGTATCAACTTTGTTAGATGTAATCCCTGGAGTAGCAGCAGTAAAAGCTCTTAAAGGTGCTAAAACACTAAAAACACTTGATAATGTCAGTGACGCTTCTAAAGTAGGGATGTTAGATGATATTCCAAAAGTTGGTATGGCTGATAAAGTTTCAAATGTAGTAAGTGATATAAAAACTAATGTTCAAGGAAATGCTGCTAGAAATGTAACTGGAGCAACTTCAAACGATTTAATAGGATTAGAAAAATTAGGAAAAGATATTGACTATTTGACTACTGCTAATTCAAATGCTGGCAAAGCAAGACAACTAAAAGCACAACAATCTAAACTAAGACTAGTTAATGATAATTTTGCATCTAAAGCAGATGAAGTAGTCGGAGAACTAGATCATCAAAAAATACTTGATGAAGTAATGAATAAAGTAAATTCAACTGATGTTGCTAGGACAAATAGCAAATTAACTAATATAATTAAAGGTGACTTGTCAGAAATATTAAATGCTGGACCATCTAAAAATGGAAATAATTTATTTTCTACAAAACCATCAACAATAAATAAGGCTAGAGAATATTTAAACAAACAAATAGATGATTCTTGGTATAAAAAAGATAAACCAGTAACAACTAAAACAGATAAATTAGCTTATTTAAGAGATACCTCTTCTAAAACATTAAGAGAAATACTTGCTAATATGGACACTACTGGATCATTTGGAGAATCATTAAGACTTCAGCACTCTGCAATAGAAGGATATGGAAAGATGTCTAAAAAAGCTACTAAGACAACCCAACCAGGTGGAGGATTTTTTACAATGGCTGCTAAAGGTGCTAGAAAAATTAGTGAAGTCCCAGGAAGTGCTATTGGTAGAGTAGTTATTGGCAAAGGTTCAAAACTAACAACTGATGTTGCTAAGGGTAATCCAATAGATTATTCTGGTTTAGTCGCTCCAGGAAAATACTTACCAAGTCAACCAGGATCATTACCTAATATTCCACAAGCAGGGTTAGAACCACCGATGGAAGTATCCACTAATTTTGGCGATGTCAATCCAGGTATACCAATGTCAACAGGATTACGACCAGCTCCTTCATTTGTACTAGACACTCTAAGAAAAGCTGCTAAAAAAGGAGATATAACAACATCATATAATGAGTTCTCTAAATTCTATAGTCTGCCAGAAATTGGTACTTTTTCTAAAAAGTAGTACACTATAGTTAATGTTAGGATTATTTGCTGTAATTGCATTTTTGTTTGGTGACTACGATTGGTGTCTTTTTTGGATAATATTATTACTAATATTTCACTAAAATGGTATAATAATCTATAGGTTATATAAGCCCCTCTGTGTGAGGGGCGTTTTCTTTTAAAATAAAATTATGGCACAATTTGGCACAGGAACAAACTTATTAGGTGGAGACACATCCGCTCTCCAAGCCGCTATGGCATCAAGAGGAGTTGATTCCTCTATATTAAATCAACAATCACCAGCTTCTATGGGTGGGGCATCCATGATACCTACCGGTGTTGGAAGTAACTCACCATCAACGTCTGTTTCACCAGTTGCTGCCAGCGGTGCCTCAAATAGCCCAACAATGGCTTCTGGTGCTAGTACTTCATCTAGTGAAGCAGAACTAATTATAAAAGCACTTAGTGGACGATTAAGAGATCTAAGTGGTATGCAAAAGAATCTTGGTGTCGGGTCAAATCAGCCAAGTCTTTAATAATCTGTTCATTATTTAATGCAATACTAAAATGACCGGGAATATCTACAAAGAAATTACAGAAGCTGTAAATAGTCTTAGGTCAGAGATGACTACAAGATTTGACAACATAGACCAAAAGTTTGAAAAATTAGATTGTAAGTATGTTAGAAAAGAGGATTTTGCCCCTATTAAAGCTATCTTGTTTGGAATGATAGGACTTATACTAATTGCATTTATGGGAGCAATCATTAGCCTAATAATAGATAAAGACCCTGCGGCTTCTGCAAAAACAGCCAGTGATATAATTCAAGTGACACCTGTCGTTAGATATATAGGTGCAACATTATTTAATAACTAAAATGATAAATATACCAAAAAAATATTCTCAACTAAGTCCTTTATATGGTTTCCATAAGATTAAATCATTCTATGTTAAAGATATTGGGTGTACATCTACAGACATTACAATGTTACTTGAAATCTTTGGGTATGATCTAAACCCTAATCAATTTATAGATATAATGATGCCAAATGGATACGATGCTAATGGAAACATATATTGGCAACAGATAACTAATAAGTTTCCTAAGTGTAAATTTGTTAAAAGAGAAAAAGTTTATAACAACTCCGAAGTTGTTAAATCAATCAATAAAGGTATTCCAGTTTTGGTAGAAGTTTTACTCAAAGGTAGATTTCGTCATTGGATATTAGCAATCGGAGACCATAAAGTTATAGACCCTTTAAAACTAATAAA